AGATACAGATTATGCAACATATGATATTATTTTACCAACAGTAAGCAAAGTAAACACTCGCACAGTTGCCGAAGCAAAGAAAAATCGTGCAAAGAAAATGACTAATGAAATTTATGAACATCAAAAAGCCATTGGTAAAAGAGTTAAACTTGCAGAATGCGAAGTTGATTACAGAAAAATCGCTAAAGAAGATTTAATTTTTAGGATTATGACATTTGATCACATTCCGGAAGAACCAGGACGTAAAAAGAATCCTAAAACAGTGGCTGATACAAAAACAAAATTAAATTTTCCACCATTTCAACACTGGAAATATGATGACAACGGAGAACTTGTTTGTGTAGGCAAAAGTCATTGGAAAGGTGGTATGGAAAACGGACATTTTGACAAAGGACACGGCAAGGCAACAAACAAACTTGCTATGATGTGGATGAAACTTGTTGATAGATATGCTACAAGAGGCAATGTCCGCGGTTACACATACAACGACGAAATGAAAGGACAGGCAATCTTGCAACTTGCACAAATTGGGTTGCAGTTTGACGAGTCTAAAAGTCAAAATCCGTTTGCATATTACACTGCGGCTGTCACAAACAGTTTTGTTAGAGTTATAAACCTCGAAAAACGCAATCAAAACATTAGAGATGACATACTTGAAATAAATAACCTCAATCCTAGCCACACTAGACAACATGCTGGCGAATGGGAAGCAGCACTCAAGCGTGAAAAAGAGAAAAAATAACCGGTTGACTTTACTTTACTAGTGTTTTACAATAAAACTCAACACGGAGTATAGGTTTGTTTAAAAAAGCAGCAGTATTTACTGACATTCACTTTGGTATGAAGGGCAATAGTCGTGTCCACAACCAAGATTGCGAAGATTTTGTTGATTGGTATATCGAAACAGCAAAAACACACGGTTGTGAGACTGGTATTTTTTGCGGTGACTGGAATCACAACAGAAATAGTTTAAATCTTACTACAATGGATGCAGGCATTCGTTGTTTAGAAAAACTAGGTGCAGCATTTGATAACTTTTACATGTTTGCTGGTAATCACGATTTGTATTTCAAAGACAAACGAGATATTAAAAGCACAGAGTGGGCAAAACACATTCCAGGCATCACAGTTATTGATGATATTCAACAAATTGAAGATGTTGCACTTGTTCCGTGGATGGTAGCAGACGAATGGAAAAAAGTTTCTGCAATGGACTGCAAATATATGTTTGGACATTTTGAATTGCCAAACTTTTTAATGAATGCAATGGTGAGAATGCCCGACCATGGAGAACTTAAATCAGAAAACTTGAGCAAGCCCGAGTATGTATTCAGTGGACACTTCCACAAACGACAAAGTCAAAAGAATGTACACTATATCGGCAATGCATTTCCACATAACTATGCAGATGCGTGGGATGATGACCGTGGTATGATGGTATTAGATCGTGAGAACAATGCAGAACCAGAGTACATCAACTGGCTAGAGTGTCCGAAGTACCGCACAGTTAAGTTATCTCAGCTAATTGACGAGAAAGACACACTAATCAAGCCCAATATGTACTTGAGAGTTACATTGGACTTACCAATCAGCTTTGAGGAAGCAACCTTTATCAAAGAAACATTCATGACCGACTATAGTTGTCGTGAGATTACATTGATTCCGCAAAAAAATCTTGAAGAGCTTAACAGTGAATTAGATATTGAACAATTTGAAAGTGTGGACCAGATTGTTAGCAACGAGATCCTAGCAATCGATAGTGAACAATTCAATAAAAAACTATTATTAGACATATACAACGGTTTAGAATGATAAAAATTAAAGACTTAACAGTTAAAAACTTTATGAGTGTGGGTAATGTTACCCAAGCAGTTGATTTTGAAGAGGATCAACTCACTCTAGTGCTTGGTGAAAACTTAGACCAAGGTGGTGACGATTCAGGCTCACGCAACGGTACAGGTAAAACAACGATAATCAATGCATTATCTTATGCATTGTATGGCCAAGCACTAACTAACATCAAGCGAAACAACTTAATAAACAAAACCAACAGCAAGGGCATGTTGGTCACACTAAATTTCGAGAAAGCCGGCAATCAATATCGCATCGAGCGTGGTAGATCTCCTAATGTACTGAAGTTTTATATCAACGAACAGGAACAAAAGGATGAATTCTCTGACAATAGCCAAGGTGATAGCCGCAAAACACAAGAAAGCATCAAAGACCTACTAGATATGAGTCATGATATGTTCAAACATATACTTGCTTTGAACACATACACCGAACCTTTCCTTAGTATGCGAACAAATGATCAAAGAGAAATCATTGAACAGTTATTAGGTATCACATTATTGTCAGATAAAGCATCTACATTGAAAGATCTTATCAAAAGTACCAAAGATACCATTACAGAAGAAACATTGCGCATCGATGCTATTAATTCTAGTAACGAAAAGATACAAACTAGTATCAATTCATTGGTTAATAGACAAAAAGCATGGAAAAGCAAACAAAAAAGCGATGCCGAACGGTTAGAGAGAGCTATTAGTGAGCTAGAACAGCTTAATATCGACAAAGAACTAGATAGTCATGAGAAACTTACCGATTGGACTGAATTAAACAATCGTTTGACCAGCTTAAACAAAGAAAAAGCAACATTAGAGAGTGCACTAATGCGAGCAACCAAGAGTGTTGACAAGGCGAACAAGGATATTGCAGAACTAGACGATGCAACCTGTTATACTTGTGGTCAAGCACTTCATGAAGACAAAAAGGCAGAAATTGTTGCTACAAAAACCAAAGACTTAACCGATTCAATGGCATATCAAACAGAAGTAGCCGATAAATTACAATCAACTATGTCTGTACTCAACGAAATTGGTGATATCAATGGTAAACCAACTACTTTTTATGAAACTGCAAAAGAAGCATACGAACATAGAAACAATGTAGATAACTTGCGCAGTACACTGATAAGTAAAGCACAAGAAGAAGACCCATATCAGGCACAAATTAACGATTTAACCAACACAGCACTACAAGATATCAACTGGTCAATAGTAAATGAGCTAAATGACCTTAAAGAACATCAAGAGTTTCTCCTTAAACTCCTGACAAACAAAGATTCTTTCATTAGAAAGAAGATTATCGACCAAAACTTGGCATATTTAAACGCAAGGCTTACATATTACTTAGATAAAATAGGCTTACCACATCAAGTAGTATTCCAAAATGACTTATCAGTGGAAATTACACAACTTGGACAGGATTTAGACTTTGATAACTTGAGTAGAGGTGAAAGAAATCGTCTTATACTTGGTCTTTCGTTTGCATTCCGCGATGTTTGGGAAAGTTTGTATCAGGGTATTAACTTGTTGTTCATTGATGAGTTGATTGATAGCGGCATGGACACTGCTGGTGTTGAAAACAGCATAAGCATTCTTAAAAAGATGACAAGAGAACGCAATAAAAACATTTTTCTTATCTCACACAAGGACGAATTGGTTGGCAGAGTTAATAATGTATTAAAAGTTGTTAAAGAAAACGGCTTTACTAGCTATGCAACCGATATTGATATTGTAGAATGAACAATGACGACACACATGACAAGATAATCAAGGCAGTGTTGGAATATTTTGCACTAAATGAGATATTTCAACAACGTCCTGCGGAGTTGAAGCGCAGAAAAGTTAGAAAGAAGCTAGGAGAACTGCGTGATCTTTGCAAAGTAAGGCGTGATGAAATCATGGAAGAACATATTAGGCACATTGAAGACGGAAGAAAAAATAATAATCCAGAAAAGGCACGTGAGGCATTAAAGAAGAAGTAACTACAGTATGAATTGGACATACAAAGGAAAAGAAATTACTGAAATACCAGATGAGTACGAAGGATTTGTTTATCTTATTACCAATTTAACTAACAATCAAAAATACATAGGCAAAAAACTAGCAAAGTTTAAAACTACCAAGCCACCACTCAAAGGCAAGAAGAATAAACGTAGAGGCTACAAAGAAAGCGATTGGCGAACTTACTGGGGATCCAGTGATAGACTAAATGCAGATGTAGCAGCACTAGGCGAAGACAAGTTTACAAGAGAAATATTATACCTATGTAAAGGTAGGGGCGAAATGTCCTACATAGAGGCAAGAGAACAGTTTGATAGGCGTGTACTTGAGACAGATGAATACTACAATGGTATCATTAATGTTAGAGTAGGCGGATCAGAAAAACTCAAACAGGCATTGTTAGAACAAAAATAATAGGCTATATACTGAGCTCTAATAAAATCCAAGATCCAGCCGAGGTAATGCTCGTCGCCGGTGGTGTGGAATGCTCACGTGAAGGAACATACGATAGGTTTTAAAGGATAGTGGCTCTGAGAAAAAGCAACCACGTGGTAAGTATT